GCGCAATAGTTTCTGCAATATCTTTATTAATTTCTGCAAGTGCAACATGGAAAGCATCTTGCATTTCAGCAAGGTCGGCTTGTAAATCTTTTTGCAATTCTTTAAGAGTTTCTGCAAGATCAGATTTAGCCTCAGCCATTGCTTCAGCAAAATCAGCAGCATACTGAGCCAAGGCTTCATTAAGTTCTGTTCCTACTTTTACATAGTTAGCCTTTAATTCTTCTGTTGCTAAACCTAGTTTTTCATACATAGTTTTACCAAGAACATCTACGCCAGTTTCAGATGTTTGTTGGATTTGTGTAAATAAAGTTTGCAATTCACCAATTGTTTCTGGTGTTGAATTTAATATTTCTTGGGCAAGTTTGTTACCTACCTCAGTACCTTGACCTACTACCTGCTCAATAAATACTTGATTGAATCCTTTATTAGATAGAGCAGTTGCGTTGGCTGCTAATAATTTGATGTCTGCTAACTGTGTTTTAAATTTATCAACAAGCGTGGTAGTGGTAGCCTGGGTTGGATCTTCACCTTTTAATAGATCAGCAAACATCTTGCCAACATCAACGGCAGAGGCAGATTTAAATACATCTCTTAGACGGTCAATAGATTGTTGGATAATCTCTTTGCGTTTTTGTGCAGCATCTTTTTGCGCATCTAATATTTGTTTATTGTAATCTTTCTCTATTCCAAGAATTCTTTTAGCGCTTTCTTCTTTAGCCCTGATTACATCTTCATCATATTTGGCATTACGCTTTAACACATCTTTTTGATAATCAGCAATAAGTTTGGCCTTCTTTTCTTCAAATCCAGCCAGTTGTTTTTGCTCTGATTCAAATTTTTTCTGTAAAGATTTAACTTCAGATAGGCGTTTTTTCTCAGCAGCAGCCTTTTCTTTGACATCATTTGGATCAATACCGCTAGCAGTCGGGCGCGCAATTATTGCATCTTTAGTTTTAGCGCCTTCTTTATTTACTTTACCTAGGCTATCTGCTAATTGAGTTGCTTTTTTAGCAGCCTTATCTGCAAAATCAGATATGCCATTTAATCCTTTATTAATAAAATCTAAACCTTCTTTTGCATACTTTCCTACGCCTGGCAATTTAGACATAGCCAATAACAATAAGCGTAGTGGCCCAGTGCTAATTTTCATTATGGCTTCAAACACCATACCGATCATAGGAATGATTGCGGCAAATGCTCTAATTGCTACCTTGGCAACAGAGATAACTGCATTCCTAAATGTTTCATTACTCTTGTAAAGTTTTACAAATCCTGCAACCACTAAACCTATGCCTACTGCTAATGCTACAAATGGATTGATTGCCATAACTGCGTTAAAAATAGCCTGTTGAATAGCAGCCCGTTTTACTACTAATGTATAAATGCCGTAGGCAGCAGTAAGTGTAGTTATTGTAATTGCAAAAGCCTTTACTTCGTCTTGGTTGTTCTTAAAAAAATCACCGATCTTTTTTAATACTGGGATTAATGAATTTAGAATTTTGAGCAATCCCCTGAATGCGGGCATTAAAGCATCACCTAAAGCAACCTTGGCATCTGCAAATCTGGCTTGCAATGTTTTCATTGTATTAGCCGTACCGTCTGCTGTTCTTGCGTAATCGCCTTGCGCAAGAATGGTGTCTTTCATAATTAATGAATAAGACGCTTGCGCTTTAGCAGCAGGTGTTAATGCTCCAGTTGTATTTTTAATTAAACCTAAAGATAAGGCTTCAGTTTTTAAACGCGCTTCTGATAAAGCAACACCAAACTTCTTTAATGGTTCTGTTTCTCCTGAAAGACCAGAACGCAGAGCAAGAACGGCATCATCAACAGATGTGTTGTTAAATGAGGCTAAATCACCAGCCAATTGAACAAGGGTTGTGGACATTTCTTGTGCAGGTGCTTGACCCAAACCAAATGCTTGAAATAAATTGCCGTATGTTCCTGCGGCTTCAAGCGCGGCTTGATTGCTAATACCTAAATTATTTGCTGCGCTTTCACCAAACTTTATTACCTCTGCGGCTCCCTCACCAAATACAACATTAACTTTAGATAAAGATTCAGCCATGCTAGAAGCAGCCATAACCGTATCTTTTGCAAATGATGATAATTGTGTAACGGCAAATGTGGCACCTAGGGCTGCGCCAACAGATTTAAGTTTGCCAGCAAAATTACTCATGCTCCCAGTTGATTTTTTAATATTGTCATCTAACCCTTTGAGGCCATTTTGTGCCTGGGCTAATCCTGCTTTTAGATCATTTACATCAGCAGAAAGTTTTATTAAAATTGGGGGTATTACATCAGCCATTTTATCCCCTCATTTTTTCTTTAATTGAGCCAACAAAAATTCTTTGAATTTGTCCAGAGCGGATCAAACTTAAAGCGGCTGGTTCTAAGTAAGGATATTTTACGCCAGATTTCCAAGTTGGACTTCCTTTTTCAACTGCCCTTGCGTACACCATTGATGCGCCAACAATCGCTATGTAAGTACCAAATCCATAGCGAACTGATGTGTTTATAGATCTTCTTAAATTACCTGTAATTACATTTGGACCTTGACCGCTTGGGCCAATATGTTTTGGTGGAATTATCTTGCTACCTTCGCGCCTGCGTGTACCAGTATTAGCATTTAATTTAGCCTGTCTTTCAACTGCTAAACCTGCTCTACCAATACCAATTTTTGCGCCTTGCTCAACATCAGATCCCACATTGCCAATAGCCCGCAAGACATCATCAAGATTAGTGATAACAATTGCCCCACCGTTCATAAGTCCTTGATCCTGTCAGCCTTCACGCTTTCAACAGTTGTAGCAATGGCTATTAACCAATCTGCTGTTTCTACTGGCAAATTATCTACCTGTTCTGGTGTCCAGCCAAATCGGTCAGCCATTTGAAAGTAGTACCACTGTTGGTCAGGGTAATCAAATTCTTCATGCCGCCTTCCTCCTTCCAAAAGCCATTTTAGCCTTTGGAGTTTTCGGTAAGGACTTTTGGGTCTGCCTCATTCTGTTCTGTTTCTGATAACGCTGGAAACAAATATTTCTGCGCATCTTTTGTTTGCTCAACTAAAAAATCGTAATCTTTCATTTCTAATTCATCAATGCTTTCCATTTTTAATACTGGAATTAGCATTTCAAAAGACCATTCTTCAACAAGCATTGCAATTAAAGCATCACCTAATGCAAGGGCTTTAGATAGATCTCCGCCTTCAGCATCAGCGCTTTTTAAAACACGCTTGCGATCTTTTACGCGCAATAAAGTTGCATCTTTTAAAGTTACGGTTGCGCCTGATGGTAGTGTTATTTTCTTTGACATACATGCCTCCTAATTAGTTACCTTCCATACATCATAACCTAAAAGGAACAGATGGGCAGAATCGCGGGAAGGCGTTCGCAATCACTGACCCATCTGTTCTGGAACTAATTAAGCGTATGTACCAGAGGCCTTAGCATTCTGAAGTACCCACTTAATATTACTAAATCCGCCAGTTGAACCAGCATCAGTAGTATTACCCATTGCATTAATATCGCATGTAACTTTTACAAAATCATCTCCGCGCTCAATCACTGCGGCTGTGTAAGCACCCTTAGTAATTGTTGCTTGGATCTGAACTGCTGCTGCTGCTGCGCCATAGGCCCAGTTAAGAACAATCGCAGGTTGAGTATTAGTCAAATAGCGGGTTAATTCGGTGTTATCTTCCATAATGAAAGTGAATTTACCGCTTGTTTCTAATGGTCCAAGAAATACCTGGAATGGATTTTGAGTTTGTGCAATGCCATAAACAGGTGTGACATTTCTAGTTAAATCAATGTTGCCTGTCATTGCTGTTGAAACTGGTGATCCACCAATTGAAACAGTGCCTTGCCAAACTGGTGTTGGAAGGATTGTTGAAAATGTTGGTGTTGGTGTTGCGGCTGATGCTGATAAGAAACCAGTTGTTTTGGTTTCGTATTCCAACATTCCATCTGCATTAAATTTTAATGAGAAATCAGAAAACTGGCAACCAGGATAAGCGCGTACTGCTGCTGCATAAAAATCAGTTAGCGTGTAAGAAATTGGTTGGTCATCTGCTGCTGCAACTGCACTATTCTTTAATGAAATAGTGTGTGTAAATGGTGCGCTTGCACCTGTTGTTGCTACTGAACCCATGATTCCAGCAAGTCCATATCCAACAGTGTCGGCAAATACGGCTCCACCAAAATCAAATGTTGAGCGTGTGCGGCCTGGAATGTAGTTGTAATTAACTACATTTGAGCCACGCAAGCCAGTATCAAAAAGCGGATCAATAATATCTGCTGGTTTCATACTGTCTTTAGCAACAGGAATAAAATCTGTTGGTGCTACTGCTGTACCTTTAGTTGCTTCTTTAGCAATACCGAGGTAACTTCGTACGGATTGTTGTACTGACATTAATTCACTCTCCTAGTGTTTTGTCTGACGCGGCAGACGGGGTTGTAGTTGGACTTGTTTTAGTAAATGATTTTGTTTCACCTGTTGAACAATCAGGGTGAGAAAAACCTTCTGGTGCGTCAAACACATCACCTTTTTTTACTGTGATTCCAAGCGTAGGAAACACTCGTTCATCTGATCCATTATATGTATATCTCATCATGCTCCTTATGCTTGAATCATTTCTGTTGCATCAAATTCTATCTCAGCGAAGGTTTCCGTAGCGCCTTCATTACTAGTGGAAGGTTCTCCATAACGGGTAGTTATGCGAGGCTCTGCTCCTTGCCAAACTAAAGTTCCAGTTGTATCGCCAAATCTATGATCTGATCTAAGTCTTGTTTTTATATTGTCTATAAGGGTATCAAAATCAGTCATTGCTTCTTCAGAATTTCGTTGTAGGGAATGTTGGTAAACCTGAAGAATTATGGTGTAATCAACACGCTTCCAACCAGATGTAGCCCCACCTATTGCAAGACGGGTTTCATTCTCTGCTGCAATATAAATTACGGCAGCCGCTCTTGAAAGTTGCCCTGCTGTTGAACCAACTTGATAGTTAATACGCTTAGGGAAAGATGTAAAAATTTGATTTAAGGTTACTATTTGTGGCGTTAAAAGAAATGTGTATAGCGTTGCTCTTACTCCAGTACGGCCTGCCATTACCTAATCCTTCTGTATAGAGAAACCATATCTAAGGCCAGCGCTAAATCTGAGCCAAATCGTTGAGCGCCACTGATATTCCCTGATGCAGAGGTTGTTACTGCCATAGTTAAAGAGTTATCGCCTCTTGCCTTGATAAAAGCCGTTGTAACAAGAATGGTGGCCTGTTTGATAGCGCTAGGCATATTGCCTATGGCAACACCAGCAGCATGTGTAAAGACCAGGGCTGAGGTTAAAGGAACTGTTGTAGATCCAAAAGTATATGTGCTTGCAACTGTAATTGTTTCGCTGCTTGCCCCATCATAAATCCGATAAGACTGACCTGCTATAAATCCAGCACCGCTAGTTACAGTTAAGGTTGTTTGTGTGGCTGTTGCGGTAACTATTAATGTATTTACATATCCTGCTACATAGGTGTACTTAACAAATACACGACTACCTGCACCTGTACCACCAAACGCAAGTGGTCCTTGGCTTGAATAAGTTAGTTGGCTATCTGAAACAGGAATGATTACTTGTTGATTCTCAAACCAACATGTTGATGGATCGGTTAAAGTAATTAGACTATTAGGCGTAGGTCCGTATTCAAAATTGCTTAAAGAAATTATTGGATTATGATTTGGGTGCAAGGCTATAAAACCTTGATTATTAAATCTAACTCTTTGTGTTTCGGTAATACTTTGTGCGGTCAAATCTTGGTTTAAATACTCATTTAAATATGAGGTAGCGCGTAAAATTACACGGCCTAGTTCTGCATCTTGCGCTCCTGAGTTTCCGCCTACAACAAGATTGTCAAAATCAATAGAGGTAGGGGCATTCTTAAATTCAGCAATAGTTAAGTAAGGATTCTCAAAAAATCCTGTTAAAGCGGTTACGCCCGTTGTCATTTATTCCCCATCTCTTGCAGGAGATTGATCCTCACAACCACACCTACCGCATTTTCTAAACCAGCCTTCAAAACCACATTGTACGCAACTAAATCCTCTTTTGCGGTCACCATGAGAATAAGGATTTAATGATGCTTCAAAATAACCTTCTGCTTTCATGGCGCGAGCATGGCCCGCACTTTCTACATTATAGATTCCGCCTTTATCGGGGCGATAAGTTTTGTCACCAATAATTGTTTCTCTTACACCCTTATCAGGTGCTACATATCTTGACATTGCCTCTCCTTAAAAAAATGGTAGTGCGCCAATAATATGACGCACCACCATCTCTAGTTAATTAAGGTGTTTCTGTTGGTTCAACCATTTGTGCAATAGATATGTTTGCAGGCATTTGAACATTAGAAGAATCTCTAATTGTCTTTAAACCATGCGTATTTTCTACTTGGTTACAACCACATTGTAAACACATTATGCGCTTACGATTCCTGAAACTGCGCCATTCCATGCTGGAGCGGTGCAGAAGAATGTTCCACGGAAGTATGTGCTGAACTCATAAGCGAACTGGGTTACAGGCCATTGAATGCCCATGTAATCCTGAACCATGAAGTTAGCCCAAACATCTGAAACCTCTGTGTCTGGAATTGGAAGTGTAAATGATAGAACTGGTGCAACACCTGAGTTTAACCAAGGGTGAACCATAAGATCTACTGCTTTACCTGTTACTTCATTCTGCAAACCAGTAACGATAGAACCATAAGTAGTTCCACCCTCACCTGGATCATTGATTACCAAGCGATAGTTTGCTGTTGAACCTGATTTGATTGCATCTGATAGTTGCTTACGGTCATTTCCGTTTAGCAATACCATATCAGGGTCAGCCTTTACATTGCTGTATAGGTTAGCAAATACTTTTTGGAACTCTGAACCTGGGTTAGCAGTTGAGAATGTGGTGTTGATTGCGTTGTTAAATCCGCTATTAGCACCTAGAACTGTTGGAAGAATTCCATCATATCCAGTTGCATAAGCAGATGTATCTGCAGCGGCGCGTGTTACTAGCGCACCAGTAGTTGTGTAGGTGATTAGGTTTCCTGAGTTAGCAGCAGTGCCACCTTGCAGTGTTGCGGTTAAGCCTTGGAATGTTCCTTGATATGAGGCAGTTGCTTGCGCACCTGACTTAACATAAAGGTTATATCCAAGAGCGCCAGTAACGGCTGCAGACAAAGTTACTACAATAGTTTTATTACCACCTGTGGTTGTTTCTGAGGCTTGCGCTGAAACAATTGACTCACCAAAGCCGTTTGCAGAAATACCAGCGTCAGCAGTTACAAAAATAATGTACGCCCCATTAGGTAATGCTGTTTGGCCTGAAGTAGTCGCAGTAGCGGTTGCAGAAGCAATTACTGGTGCAGCAAGTGCGCCTGAATATCCGCTTGCGTTCCTCTCGCCATTAACATCATGCGCTCTTCCATAAGCATTGTTGCATATAGAGTTGAGGTTGATGATAGTTGGCGTAGATCTTGGTAACCAAGACCTGAGAAGTTGGCATCAAATGAAACTGCATCTGATAGTGAGTATGAGTTGTAAGGCAGAATTAAATCATCTGCGGTGTAAGAAATCTTAGGACCGCGTTGGAAGTTAATTGAACCAAAAGCAGTTGTGGTGCTTTCAGTGATACCTGGGAATACTTGTGCTTGTCCACCTGTACCTGTACCTGTGTAACCAGTAATTCTCTTTACACGGTGTGAAGTACCGACACCTTTTTTACGCGGGATTCTATTGCGTAGAGGTGTTGGGCGAGGTGTAAGCATCTTTGCAGGTGCTTCCAAATCAAATGCTGCAAAAGCAGTTGAAAGTGGTGATGTAAGTGTGATGTCTTTTTGAATATCTTGCATTGCTAGTCTTTGTGCGGCAAGAGCATTCTGTAATCCTGCTGATGCTTCTGCTGTTAATGACTTGCTTGCTGCAAGAGCCTCTAGTTGTGACATTGGATCGGCTGTTGGAGCCTGACCAGGAACACTTGTAGAGTTTGAAAGTGATTTACTTAATTCAGAAGTAAATTCTTCCATTAGTAATGCGGCTTCTTTTGGTGTTGTATCACCAAATAGATCAACCGCTTTAGGCGCTGTAAATGACATATTTTCCTTTCAGAGATTGTTATTTAGTTGCGTCTGGATTATTTGCTTTAGCAAGAAATTCATCTGCTAATTGCTTGTAACCCTTGGCAAGTACGGGATCGGTTGTTGCTTGTGCTTTCGCTTTGTAGGTAGCGGCTTTGACAAACAAATCATTGGACTGAGCCACTGATGTACCTGTTCGTTTTGGACCACCAGCCACCGCAAGAGATTTAGCAATTGCCAACTCAGATTCTAAACTTACTGCTTTATCTAGTGCCGCCTCTTTTGCGGATACTAGAGAAGCAATCTCCGTTTTAATTGACTGTGTTGCGCTCTTTATTGCTTGTTCTACTATGGCTTCTACTTCTTCTGTGGATATTTTTTCCTCAGAATCTTCTTTTGTTTCTTCGGCAGGTATTTCCTCAGCAGGTGTTTCTGCAACAGGAGTTTCTACAACAGGTTCTTCTGCCTCTGCTGATTTTTTGTCAGGGTGTTCTTTACACACTGCTTTATCGCAACCGCCTTTTTCTGCACATGCTTTGCAACCAGGGCAATTACATGAGGCTGTACCAACGGCTTTCATACCTTTAGTTTCCTCTAATTCATGTTCTGCTCCGCTACCTGCTGGACCTTCGGCAGATTCTTCTTCAGCAGATTCGCCATATTGCTTATCTAATTCATCAGTATCAATGCCCATTTCTTTACACATTGCTTTGCACTCATCAAGCGCATCAGCAGCCATCATCATATTTGCTTTGCACTCATCATATTGTTTTAACATATCCATTTTAGATGGCTTGTCGCCCATTGCCTTATCTTCTTCTTTATGTTCCATTTTTTCTCCTTGTGCAGTTTCTATGGTTTTGGTTTTTTTCCTGTAAGTGCCTCCGCGCTTTTTGTATTCGCGGGTGAGCCAAGCATTAGCATAAGCAGAAGGGTACACATCAAATTTTTTCTTCGCTGCTTCCTTTACGCGGTTGTAAAGTTCTTTGTCTGCTGGTTCTGATCCTTCTCCACCAACATTTACTGCCGCATAATTTGGTTTTTCTTCTTTTTCAATTAGTTCTTCTACCTGCGACATGGTGGATTCTCCTTCTACCGATTTAGCCAAAACTAATTGGCAGTTTGGATTTGCTGGGCGATCTACTAAACTGACTTCTACAATTTGCCCATCTACAATTCGGCCATTAGCCGCTTTCGTATCGCGCACTACGCGTGGGTTTTTAATTCCAATTGAAAAACCTTTGAGTACACCCATCTCTACTTTCTTTACAGAAACAGGATCTACTACCTGAGTTAAAATATAATGACCATCTTGTTTTTTCTCATATTCTTTTGCTATACCTGCTGCAATTTGTGAATGTTGTTCGCGGATATTGCCACCAGTTTTAAACCAGGCTGGCATTGCACTATCTAACCAAACATCATCACAAATTTGTTCATCAATATCTAGTGAATCATCTGTTGCCTTACCGTAAACCATTAGAGTTCCATCAGGGTTTCTATCAGCCTTGATGATGCTAAAGAACGCTGTTGTTAAATTTGTTGCTGTCATTTTATCCTTTTTCTTTTCTCTATTGGAAATACCGTTGGCCCAAGATCTGCCTGCGTCACCACCCCATAATAGCCAAGCAATGTAACCTGCGCTGTCTTTTCCCCAGCCCTCACCTTTTTTATCAACTTCATGGCGAGCAAAATAAGACACCATTCTTCGTATTGAAACTAACGGTATTGATTGACCATTAGACAAACTGCGAGCGCGGGCAACACCAACTTCTGTTCCGCCTCTGCCATGCTCTCTGCGTAATTCAAGACCGCGAGCAGCATTACTTCTGACTGTTTGTGGTGGAACAAAACCATCAGCCATTTAAACCTCTGTCCAAGTTACCTGCATTGATTTTTTAATCGCTTGTTCAGCCATAATAATATCAACTTCTTTCTCGTAACGCTTTATTATTTCTTTTGCTTCTGGCACACCTCTGCCTGCTAGGTAATAGAGTTCTTGTAATGTTGCTTCTTTAGGATCTATGACATCTACGGGATCACAACTTTCTTCTTGTTTACTCATTAATTACACCTCCTATGTTTGTTGGTTGAATTACACCTTCAGGAACTTTCCAGCCAAATTCTACTGCCATGGCCTGCACCAGTTGGTTTGGAGTTTGTCCATTTGTTGTGTAATACTCGGTAAACATTTCAGCATAAAATTCTTTTGTATTTTTACCTGAGTAACCGCTCTTAAATGCATCAGGAAATTCTTTCTTTAATCTCTTGATTGCCTCTACTCTTGTGGTGGTTTGTAGGCTTGTAACTATGTCATTTTTTTCAATAACTTCATCAATTAAATGACCCCATTCGTGGGTAAGGGTGTATTGCAATTGAGTAGTTTCTGGGGTGGTAGGCATTTTGAATCTACCCTTTTCTGATCTGCCTACGCCTGGATCAAAAACAATTCTTGGTGTAACCCATAGATCTTCTTGACCTAAAAATGCCCAACCGTATGCCTTACTACTTTCTTTTGTTACATGGACTACTGCTCGGTTCTTCGGATTAGTTTTTTGTAATTTTTCTACCTCATTAACAATTGCTAATCGGCCCCCTTCTGGAATCTTTAAACCGCCTGCACCAAATTGAACTTCAAGAGGTCCGTTTTTATACACCACACCTTTTGCCACAAAAGTCCGATCTGTTTTCTTGGCATGTATATCGTAAATTACGGCTGCTCTTTCTCTATCTAACTTTGTAGTGCGTGAGCGTATAATGTTTCTTAGTTCTACTTCTCTCATAGCCTCGCGTGGTACGACTTCCCATTTACCAGGTATGAATGGGCGGTTATCTAAGTTTTCGTAAATATTTTGTCCTGGATCTACCGTTCTGTTTTGCATTGCTGCAACTGTTTCTTCAATCTGTTGTTTTGGAGTTTGGAAAGCGGCAGGCAGTACAGGCGGAGCAGGTGGAGTTACTAATGTTGTGCCTGTTGGGGCTTCGTCTAATTCATCAAAATCAGGAATTACAGGTAGCAATACGCAACGGCAATTTGGGTGTACGGGTGGTTGCGTAGATCCTGAGTTAAATACTGAGCCTATTGCAATAACTTGACCCTGGTTTTCTGCGCACTTATCGCAAGGGCTAGATGTTTGCCACTCTACTTGTTGTATCTCAGATTCTTTGTAGCGGTTAAGAGTTGCATAAGAGATAGCACGGTTTTGTTCTGTGATAGCAATAGTCAGCGCTCGCGCAGGATTAGCCACATATCTTGCAATGTTTTTAGCAGATCTTTGAGCGTTCATACCTAGTTCAATAGAATCAGCAACGGCATTACCAATATCTCTAACCGTAGTATCAGAGAAATCTTTAAATGTAATGCTTTGTTGTTGGAGCAATTGTTGGAATGCTTTAGGTGGGCGCAGTAATAAAGCAGAGGCTTGATCTCCTGGCCTCCACTTTGACCAATCTACATAACTTCCGTTATCAGCCTTCGCTGCAACTCTCGCCATTAAAACTTGCTCATTTGCAAAAGTATCTCCTGTTACATAACCCTCAGCCCAAACTCTTAACATAACTTCTTTTAGAGGTTCCATGTTTACGCGAACATTGAGCATTACCCAGGCTCTAGCGCGAGCGCGATCTTGCTCAGGTTTATCACTAACCGCAGGTTGGGTTGTTAAGTATTGTTCATATACACGCTTGGCATTGAAAGATTCAGCAATAGCCGCTCTAATCTTGACTGAGTTCTTAGCCGCTAAACGCGCATCTGCTTCCAGGGCGCGTTTCCAAATCATGTTAAATACGCTTTAGCGAGCGCTCTTGCGGTTTCAAGATCCCCGTCAAATGCACAACGGTTAAGCGCTTCCCCAACAATAGGATCTAAGGATTTAAACTCAAACAGGCGGGCGCGTTTGCCTTTGTTTGCCCACTTCATAAATGCTTTGACTTCATCAACTGTTTGCCTATCTACTTCTTCTTCAATCTCAGATTCTTCTTTTGGTTCTGGTTCTTCTTCTGGCTTACTTGCTGCTGTATCTGGAGTAGATGGTTCTATTGCAGTGGCGTTTGGTCCTTCTAATGCAGGAGCAGAGGTTACATCTTTAGCATTAATAATTCCGTCTGGGGAGAACAAGAAAATATCTGCGCCAGCAACAAGCAACGGCATATCTGCTTGCGGAGTATCTAATAATGGTAAGCCCATTTCTGACCTACGCTCATTAATAGTTTTACCAGCAGAGGTAACTTCTATCTGGGCTTTACGGGCATTGCTCTCATTGTCCAGGCGCTTTGAGGTCATTAATTTAAATTCAAGTTCGCGTGGCATACCAAGATAAGCGTAAGAGAGGTTGGTCATCATCTTGGAATACCAGTTTGCCAATGGTTGAATGCCAATTGCTTCTGCGTTTTCCGCTTGACCTTCCTGGAAACCTGCTCCGCCCAATCCTACCTTCGGAGCAAAACCAATCTCAGAAGGTTGCACACCAAAATGACCGCAGATAGATGTAATTAAATAATCATCTAATGTATCTTTAAACTTCTCGCCATATCCTTCAGTTGATATTGGAGTTAATCCAGTTGGTAACAAGCGAGCGCGTTTACGCTGCTCAGTCTGTCCAGCAAGATCATCATTTAAAATGTTTTCATAAGCGCGTAGCAGATCAGGGTTAGTTCCCCACTCCGCATCAGTTGTAAACATTAGATCTGGCATTACGCCATCTGTATATTCGGCTCTAATCCATTGTTGTCTGCGTAGGTAAATGTCAG